TCGTTGGGGTTCACTAGCGTGGCCAAGGGACAGGCGTCCAACGACAAAGCGCTGTTCCTGAAGACGTCCAAAGAGGCTTGGGTACTGACATGAGGGTTCCCCTCCCCACCGACTTCGCGGCACGACTGTCCAGCGCGTCGAAGGATGCGAGGATGATCAACGGGCTGAAGGAGACGAAGTATGGGGAGCCTGTGGTATTGAATCGTCCGGGGGTTTTCTCCACCGGGTACGACTATACCTCCCTACAGGGAGTGGGGGTGGGGTTCGGTGGACTGTTGTATGCTGCATATGACGACACTTTCGCGCTGAACGAGATTCTGTGGTATCCTGGGTTCGGTTGGCTCACCGGGGAGGGGGTGTGGTACGGCGGAGAATTCTGGGAAGCCATAGCTGATGTTCCCGCCGGTGCTTCGGCCCCAACAGAGGGCGCGTATTGGACAAAGGTAATCAATGTAGGCAACTTCTTCTGGGACCCTGACGCCACCTACGACTATGATGACTACGCGTGGGAGATCGACCCGGCCACTGGCAGATTCAGAAAGGCGTATGCCAGGACTCCTGTAGCCAACAAGCAACGCCCATTCCAAACCGGGTGGAGGGGAACGCTGTGGGGAACCACTCCCCTGGCTACTACGGACAGATGGCGATACACAGGGGCCGGGGTATGGCTTGGAGGCGGTCCTCCCCCATCCCCAGTCTCTATAGAAGGCAACTCCGTAGAGGGTTGCGCCGGGGGCTGGCTATCATCTGTACAACTATACAACTCCTATGGGGGAGTAGAGCAATACATGGACGACCCCTACACTTACCCACCTCCTACGGTGGCGGTGTACGCGGGGCTGATTGGACACTCCACAATAGGGGCGTACTATTCGGTCACCCCCAGTAAGATAGCGTGACCACCTATTCCCTCTCTGTCACTGTCGCAGGCCAACCATTCGACATGATGTCGTATGTTGCCCAACAGAGCATATACGGCATCTTCTTCAAATCAAGGTATGACGCATTCTCGTTCGAGGCCAACGTGCTAACAAAAGTCACCGACGCAGACTACCCTGGATGGAGCAGCGTCACTCCAACAAGCATCACCCGAGCGGGTTCCACCGCCACTGTAACTCTGCCCTCGTCCGTCAACTGGCAATCTGGATCGAGCGTAACGGTGGCCGGGGCGGCGCAGACCGAATACAACGGCACGTTCACCATTACCGTGACGGACTCCACCCACTTTACCTACACGGTCACCGGCACCCCGGCCACCCCTGCCACGGGCACCATCACCGTAAAGGGCGGCAGGACTACGGTGCCGGGAGTGGTATATCTGGACGGCTACTTCTTCGTCATGGACGCCAACGGGGTAATCTACAACAGCGGGTTGAATACCCCGCTGTCTTGGAACGCTTTGGACTTTATCACGGCGGCAATCGAGCCAGGGGCCGGGGTAGCAATCACCAAGTCTCAGAATTACGTGGTTGCCCTGAAAGAGTGGAGTACGGAGTTCTTCTACAACGCCGGCAACTCTCCAGGCTCCCCGCTCTCGCCCGTTCTCAGCGCTTTCACCCTGATCGGGTGCGCCTCTGGAGACTCCGTGGCGTCCCTGGATGAGACAGTCTATTGGGTAGCCAAGGCTCGCCAGCGCGGTCCCGGCGTGTATCGCATGAAGGAGCTGCAACAGGAGAAGGTCAGCAATCCCGACATTGATAGGATTCTCGCCGCCGATGGAATGTCCTCCGTGTACTCCTACGGGGTCAAGATCGCCGGTCACTCGTTCTACGTACTGGGACTGAAGACGGTCGGGCTCACCTTGGCCTATGACGCCACCAGCAACTCATGGGCTCAGTGGACCAGCTTGACGGCCCAGGCTCCCAAATCCTGTACTATAGCCCAGGTCGGGGGGCTGGCTACCGTCACCTGTACCGCCCACGGTTACACGGACTGCTCCCCGGTGACGATAGCGGGCGCAACCCCCTCCGCGTACAACGGGCTGTTCCAGATCAGTTACGTGGACGCCAACACCTTCACGTACGAAGTTCCCTCCGCTACCGCTACTCCGGCCACCGGCACCATCACCGCCACAGGGTATGATGAGACATACTTCAAATATACTCGCTATGTTAACGCGGCTGGGAGGGATTTGGTACTTCACGAAACCACCGGCTCCCTGTGCGAGATCAGCGATTCTGCCTATGACGACGCCGGCGCCCCCATCAAGCTGACCATACGCACCCCCAAGGTGGACGGGGGCAACGAAGATTGGAAGACTCTGGGACAGGTCAGGGTGGTCGGTCTGAAGCAGGGAGGGGGAGCCATGTTGCGGTGGTCGGACGACGACTATACTTCATACAATAAAGGGCGTAGAATAAACCTGTCGGACCCCCAGGCGAGACTGCGGCGCTGCGGCAAGTACCGGCGCAGGGCGTTTGAGTTGATTCACATTGTATCGCTGCCGGTTCAACTGGCCGCGCTTGAACTGGACTAGGAGACATAAATGGCCGGAGAAACTGGGTATTACATGTGGCAGCAAAAGCAGAAAGACGATTGGCAACGATCGTTGATGGGAGACCCTTTGGCGGACACCCCTGGGGCCGCTGGCTGGGCCAAACAAAACGGGTATGAACTGCAACCCGACGGCAACTACAGGAAGGCGATCTCCCTCGGGGGGGTGATGAGTATTTCCGTGATGACCCCAGGCGAAGTTTCTAACAAGTTCAAGTCTCAACAGTACGTTGAACGGGCATCAGCCCTCCCGACATCTAGCCCAAACTATCTGGCCCAGATTCAACAATACCTGGGAGGTTCTCCCCAGAGCGTCATGAGCAACTACGGGGCCAGCTCGCAGCAGTACGATAACCCATATGAACAGCGGCTCGTACAGCTGATGAATAACCCCGACTCTATTGCCGACACCAACGCGTACAAGTTCAGGTTCAATCAGGGGCAACAGGCCCTGGAGCGGTCGGCGGCGTCAAGGGGCATGCTCAACTCGGGCAACACGCTGGCGGCTCTGGCCGATTACGGACAGGGGGCGGCGTCTCAGGAGTACGGCAATGAGTTCAACAGGCTATCGTCGGCGGTGGGTCAACGCAACCAATATAACGTGGGGCGTATGGGCGCGGCCAACCAGGAACTGGGGCTGAGACAGCAGGACTACCAGAATCAGGCCGGGACGGCCCTGAAAGCCCTGACCAGCTCTGACGAGATGTACAATGAGCGCAAGAAGCTGGCCCTTACCGCGGCATCGCAAGGCGGTTTGCTGAAGTCTGGCCCTCAAAATTCGGCATCTACCTGGTAAGGAGCAAACATGAACCTGTCCGATCTACTCAACATGCAGCTGGGCGACCTCATGCCTAAGCGGCGCCAGTACGGGGCAACGGGCGAGTGGGACCCCCGTCAACCTTACGGGGCCACAGGGGAGTGGGGGCCTGTATCTCAGAACGTGGAAGACCAGCGCAATCCCTACCCTCCTGCCGGAGAGTGGGGGGCTGAAGGTAAAGGGCTGGAAGCTCGCGGACTGTACCCCCCTCATGCTCAGCCCGCCATTCCGGTTGTTCCTGCTCCTGCCCCGTCTGCGTTCAGGAAGGAACCTTCCCAGAACCCAATCGACAACCCCAGCGTTCCTGTCCCCAGCGGTACTGGAATGATCCGCAATACCCGCACCGGAGCCGAGTATAACCTCTCCAGCGGCGGGTCGGCCCCATCCCCAGACCTAGACTATACTCGCCCCATCGAGATGTTCGGACAGGGCAAGGGGTACTATCTGAAGAGCGATCCCATGGCCGCTATGGTCAACGGCAAGCGGGTTGACCTGGGCAGGGATACGGACAAAGAGCGCCGACTGGCCAAGGAGGATTTGGTTATCGCCAAGGGTCAGCAGAATCTGCGTGAGGGGGATGCTAGTCTGGACGAAGCCAGTCTGAAAATGATGGCTGGGGCAATGAAGGCGGTAGATTCCTTCGGAGGCAGCGACTTGTCGGGCATGGTTTCTCCCGCCGTACAGGGACTGCTGAGTGTTGCGGCTGGGGCCAAGAAGAACAGACCTAAGCCGCCCTCTGGGTATCAGTGGACTGCAGAAGGCAATCTGGAGAGGATTCCTGGCGGGCCAGCCGACGAGAAGTTGGTCAACGCCTTTCACGCGGACACGCTGGGAGTACAGAGCGCCACGTCGTCCATGGACAACCTGTTGGGGGTAGCAAACCAGGTACTGAACAGCCCAGGACTGGAGGGCAACTACGGTCTGAAGGGGGTTCTCCCCAACGTGCCTGGGGGAGAGGCGGCCAACGCCAAGGCGCTTCTCCAGCGTCTCAAAGACGTGGCCGGATTCTCTGCCCTCAACGACCTGAAGACCGCAGGGAAGAACGGGTCCAGCGGTCTGGGGGCGGTGACTGAGTTCGAGCACAAGATTCTGCAGAACCAATTGGCCAACCTCGACAAGGCTCAGTCGGTAGCCCAGGTCAAGCAAGAAATCGCCAATCTGGTGAAGACCACCGAAGCCAGCAAGCAGAGGTTGTCCAACCACTACCGGAGCGTATATGGCAAGATGATGGACGATTCTACGGTGAATCCTCCAAGCCCTCCGTCGATAGAATCGAAACCGGCGGCCCCTACTCC